AGCATGTTGATTAAATCTTTAATACCTGCTTTTATTTTTTCAAGAATAAATCCCTTTACAGACGCGACAAAAGTTCTTACAACAAGAATACCTTTATTGACATATTTTCTTCCTATAGCAACTGTATCATGTAATTCACCACTCAATGGTGCAATAAGGTATGTTCCTAATTTGCCGTCATTATTTTGAACTTCGGCAAGCATTTCAGAAAATAATGAAGTAAAAGTTTTTTTAAGATCAGTTTCTTTGCCACATGTGTCTGCTTTCCCTATACAAAACTGATTTCCTCCAGGATTTAAATCTGTGTTTGGAGAATTTTTTGCTACTTGAAAATTTGTTATTCCACTAATTACGCCCTCAGGCGTGTTACTATCTCCACCACCAGGATGTCCTGCAGCTTGTGCAGATAGGTTAACACTCTCACCAACATTTTGATCAAACGCTTGTCTACTATCTTCAGCAATATATGTAGTAAATGATTTACAATTTTCACCTGGTGTAGGATCATCAGCAGTTTTTTCGGATGTTGAATTAGCAACTCTACCAACAGAACCCATAATAATAGGTTGTTGTTGAAGATTATCTAGATAAAATCCAATAACCCATATTCCCTTACCCAATTGATCAGAGACTGATGTGCATCCTCCCGGTGTATGAGGATTCGTTACAGGCATCATAGTAATTGCCCATGGAAGATCTTCCCATGAAACTGCCTCACAAGACTTAGGATGAGCGCCAACGATCCTTACTTTATAGCGACCGGAACATTTTTCATCATCCGCCTTATCAGATTCAATTTGTCCAACCCACCATGAGAATCCATCGGATCCGATTTGGTTTATTGGATATAACCCGTTTAATGAATCCATATTAGTCAATCTTCATATACTAAGCATTCAGGTTCTGAAGGATTTTGATCACAGAAAAGTTCTAGGTAAGTAGGATCATGATGATCTCCTGCCTCAATCTCTTTCTTATGATGCTCCACATACTCTTCTAATTCATGCAATTCGCCTTCAATATGACGACGTTGATTTGGAGAAATCATAGAATTGTCAAGAATTTCTTTATCTCTTTCAATATGATCTTCAATTGATTTCATTTCTGCTCCTATTAATTTTATTTATTTGTATATTTTTTAATTCCGCAAGAATCACGGATTAACTCAAGTACAGTATAAGCGTTTTGTTCCTTAACGTCAATCTGATGATTGACAGATTTAATCAAATATGTGCCACTATATGTTGGATCCCAAACTTCATCTTTCCTCTCTGCGTCAGAAACTTGATTTGGAATTCTAATATCTATTGTATCTCCGGCATTAAGATCAAAATTCGCAGTTAGGGATATGGTCAATTCATAATTGAACATAACTCCTAGTCTAGAAATACTCTGCGGTAAATATTGTTTGACATAATCAGGAAAAGAATTATCGGGAGATTGATCCCCGAGATCAGCATCTTCATTAGATGCAACATTTTTACCCATATACCAATTTTCGTGATTTACAATAGTTGACATCACTCTACTTGGATACTGTGATAATATAGTTTGACCTACAGGAAGTTCAGTTTTTGTCCCTAAGTGAGACATATCATTCCAAGTATTTGTTAGGGAATAAACTTGCTCTTCGTACTTACCAGTATTTATGTCGTAGTAGCACACCAAAGAAGAATATGCTCCTTCCCTCATTTTTTGCATAGTATCAATTTCACTTCCGAATCTAATCTCTTGGATCTTAAACATACTCTCTTCAGATGTCTTTCCAGGAGAATACGAAAAAATACTAGTCTTTGGTTTTTGTACTGATAAAGAATCAATTGACTTAAAGACGAATTGAGATTTCTCTTCTTTTCGTGTAACCTGAAAAAATAAATATCCTGCTGTTCCAGATGCATCATCTGCAGTATTAGGATCAGCATCAGAAATAGTACGGAATGGTATTACTTCTAAAGGAATAGGTCCTGGACTTGATTTTGGTGCGGTAGATTCTTTTTGGGCAATTGTTTTAGACTGTAAGGATCTAATTAATGCAAATGGCGTCTTTTTAGCAGGTAAGTGTTTAAGACTAGTAACAGAATCTTCAACGTCAATCCTATTACCAACAACATTCAAATATTCTAATAGTAGTTTTCTCACTACATCAGAAGTAGATCCGGAAACTAGTTTATTGACCCGAATACTCTCATTCAATAATCCCTCGGTAGAAATTAATGCTAATGTATAAATCTGGGTTCTATCTGCATTAACTCTGTTACTTACTTTAAATACACGAAACTCATAAAAATAAGTATCTTCTTTAGCATCAACTACTTCAAAAACAACCCTTTCAAATCCTTGAATAGGAATAGATGAAATTAAATTTTGTGCATTATCAAGTACAACCATGGTTGCACCATAAGCAGGCCACAGAATATTTTCATGATATTGAATAAACAATACCATATCCAAGAGGTTTGCTTCCGCCTTCTCTCCATCTGGTTTATATAAAGCAATCTGTTTGATTTCACAACTAGATGCATATGGTTTTCTATTAAATTCTGCCATAGTTAACTATACAAAGACGGGTAGAGTTCTGAAAATCCTATATCACCCTTTGTACTTATATAAGAAGGAGGAGTATCATCAGCAGTATCATCTATTTGACTATTATTACTGATGAGAATTGGTTCCAAAGTTTTGTTTTTGGTTTCCATTTTACGTAGAGAATTTTGCTGTGATTGCATATTCACAACCGTAGATATAGCACCACGAGATGCAGGAGAATTAATACTAGATTGATCTCCCATAGGTCTACCGTACATATTCATACTTTCATCAGCACCAGACATACCAGCATCACGCATATACTGTCTTAAGACATCATTTCGCCTTTGTACTTTCTCAGCAATTGTCCCAGTGCGATCCATCAACCCACGAGTGCCTGTCATATCTCCAATATCTTTAGAATTACGAATCGCATTATCTAATCTTTTGTTACCTGATGATTGAATTCTAGATTGTGGAGTAACTTGTGGTTGTACACTACGAGTTCTGTATGCAGGATCACTCATATTAATATTATATTCCCGAAGCATTCTTTCCGCAAGTTCTTTTCTTTTTGGATGAGGAGCTGCATCATATGTCTCAAGTTGAGTTTCAGAATTCTGATTATTATATCTTTGAACATCCTCAGGAGTATATCCACTATTCTGAGCAGAGAATGGTACTTCCATCCCAAGGAATTTTTGTACCGTTCTGCCACCTTCCATATAGCTTCCTTGGCCAGATCCTGATGGAGTCATAACTCTACCAGTTCCAGGTAAGAATCCAAAAGGTCCACCTGTGCCACCTGTGCGACTACCATATTGCATAGATGATCCACCAGTGCCACCTGCAGGTCTGCTATAAATGGTTTTAGAATTATCACCACCTATACCACCACGACCAGTGAAGACCCCAAGAGGATCCCACCATGCTCTTTCGCTTTTAGATGATGATGCACTACCAGAAGCAAACATCTGTTTTTGCCTATCTTCCTGATCTTTTTTATGGGAAGTATCTTTAATAACTTTATCTGCAATAGTATTTGGAACTCCAAATGCAGATGCAATTGGGTTAGCAATTTGCTTAAGTTCAGAAGTAATAGGAGCTGCCAATGTTCCCATACCAGAGACTGCCTTCTCAAGCATAGATAATGTCATGACTCCTGCTGCTCTAAGTGGCAGTTCCATAGCTTTCTGCAGATCTTTATTCTTTTTGTCTATTTTTGCAGGAACACCAGAGTCCTGCATGGAGACCATAGCATTAAGAATATTAGGAGAAAATGATGAATTAGATGCCCCATCAGATCCGGAATCTAACTTTGACACACCACCAGTTTTAGGAACTCGGGATGAAGGAAGCACGGATGTTTGAGGTTTAGGTCTTACTTTCCCATCAACAGCACTAGGTTCACCTTGAGTGAAATTATTATCAAGTGGCACGATCATTTCATTGCCATGTAACTTGGCAAGATAACCACTATCAGGACCGGACATAATGCCGCCCTCTTCAAGTTGAGGTATTGGAAGACTTAATTGCTGATCTTGAGTCTCAGGAGTTTTTCCAATCTCTTGTTCATCTTGCAATAAATTTAATTGTATTGCTTCTTGTTTTGATTGCCCTATGTCTTGTAATCGTAGCGTACCAGATTGATCAGTTTCTTTACCTTGTTCTGCGGCTTTGGCTCTGACTTGTTCTACATCTGTTTGTTTCTTAGCAGTATCATTCTGATCTCGTAAGGCATCTATAATAGCATCTAACTTAGTTTCCAGCAAATCAGAATTTTGTTCTAATTGCTTAATAGTACCAAAAATACCTTCCTTAGCTTGGATTACTTCTGATTGTGCGTCATCTAAACTATCACCTAAGGTAGAAAAATTCTGATTGATTGCTTCTACTGCTGCAGCTAAGAATTTACCAAGTTTTTTATCCTGAACCTTTACTGGTTTATCGTTAGATGGTACTGTTCCCGTTAACTTACTACTATTTTCTTTAAACTTTTTTTCGGCAGGATTTGCAAGTTGCTGATATTCCGGAAGATTTCTTACATGAGCAGGTGTTCCCATTAAAGGATCACTACTTGATTGCCCTCTTGCAAGAATATCATTAACACTAGTTTTAGGTACAAATCTCTTACCTAAAGTTTTTTCAATAATATAATTTCTTCCCTCTCTTGCAGTAAACTCTCCAGGTGTAAACTTAGGGTCAACCTTATATTTTGCAGCTGCAAGAGTTGCGGCAGTTTTAGCAGTCTTTCCTCGTGATGCAGCAGTAGATATAATATCTACTAGTTGCCCTGCAATACTAGATGTCAGATCTCCACTATAAGTTGCCTGCAAACTCGCCATCCTATGCTCCCAATACCGCTAACTGATAACTTTTCACTGGATTAATTTTAGATGTATTACTACTTATACGAGTATTGTTCTGATTTTTAATGATAGTATTAGTCACAACTACTGTTTGAACTGGGATCCCATCTTCCATGTCCTCCATACGAGAACTAATTCTTTCAATCTCATTTAGTTTAGATTGATCACCAAATATTTTATTGATCGGATTCATATAAATGCCCGATAATCCATCGGTATCAGTCAATGATTCAATAAGTCCTTTAGGACCTGCAGGTTCTGATATTTTATCAGCAAGAATTCCATCAGGTGGAATCATTGATTCAGTTCTCATTCTAGATGGAATTGATGCAGCAGAAGGAACACCACCCTGTCCATACAAATTATTTTCATCGTACCACATACTAAAGAAATTATCAGTAGGATTCCTAAGAACATCACCCGATTGCATATTATCTTGTTCACTTGTCCCTAAGAAATATGTTCTACCCTTTACATGTTCTGCTGCTTTCATTTGAAGTTCGGGATTCAGCAAAGACTTTTCAGTTTCCATTAAAGCTTTCATTGCATAATCTCTAGTCCAATTTCTCTCCCGACCTTTTTTAGACATAATAATAGCAGTGATAGCAGTTTCCATATTAACAATTTTATGCCAATCAGATTTATTATAAAACGTTGGTTCAAATTGCTGTTTTGCAACAATATGAGATTTTAAACTATTATCTTTCTGAAAATAATTAGATCCTGCTTTATGTCCTTCTAATCTATTATATAATGCTTGAGCAACATCTGCTCTTCCTTGAGGATCATCATCTTCTAATGATGAAATTGCCAATAAACTATAGTAATCGGCAGCACTCATTTTAGGACCTTTCGTTAATCCATCATCACCACCAATACCTCCTCCATTTATAACTGGACCTTGATGCTTTGATGATGGCAACACTTTAGCAGACTGTTTTATTGGTGGGACATATCCAGTTGGAACTTTACCCTCCATTTGTATAACTGCATTAGTTAATGCTGATGCATCGGGATGCCAACCACCTCCATTAGAAGAATAAAAATCTAAACTTGTGTGGGGTCCTGACATATTACCCGCTCCATTACCTTGCATTGCAGCACCTCCACCAGGACCCTTTACACCATTCCACCCAACTTTTCCTAAGTAATCTCCAACTCTTACCTTATCACCTACCCTTACTGCCATTCCATTATCAGGAAAATGTGCATAAAGTGCTTCAAATGTATCATTTGGATTTAAAGGGTTTACACTTCTAATTTGAACTGCATTTCCATATCCAGGAGATCCCGGAACTTTTCCGGCACCAGTAACTTCTCCAGCAAATACAGCATAATTGCTCTCATAATCATTGAAACTAAAATCAACTCCGTGCTCACCACTTGCATCTGCACCTTGTCCACCAAAAAAAGTAACTGAGCGTTTGTTTTGTTTTGGATATGATAATGGTCCATTTGAGTTATATCCAGCCCTAGGTCCTAGTGGAGTATTAGTAGGAGTAGTTGTGGTAGTAGTATCATTTGGATCAGTAGGATCATCCGGATCAGAAGTATTATTAACCGCTTTAACAATATTTTTATCTCTACGATTTAAATCCTTTAATAATGCTTCAGTAGGTTGTTTAACAGTTGCTGCTTGCTGAATATTTCCCACATCAGATGCAAAAGGAATATTTGTAAATTTATAGTCTAATCCTGATTTTTTAATTATTGAAGATATTTCTCTTCCGGTTCCTGTTCTATTTGCTAAAGATTGTACTGAACTAGCAAAATAAGAAATCTGATTATCTTGATTCAGCATCATGGTATCAGAGAAATTAGAACTATCTTTCTTTGTAACAAGTGCCTCCATACCATGCAACATACTATATCCACTTTTGGCAAATCCAGTTCCTCTTTCATATTGAGGTGTACTCATATCTCTAGCAGCAAGTCCTGCATCAATTGCTAGAGACCCAGCTGTTCCTATTCCAGGGACAAATGCTGCAGCACCAGAAGCAAGTTCTAGTGCAGCTCCAGCAGGATCTGGTGGATTTTGGAATAATCTTTGAGCTGCAAATACACTAGAAATTGCAAGACCTATGCCAAATGGTAACTTTTTTGCAGCAATTTTAGCACCACCTTTTGAAAGTCCTTTAACACCAAGGTTCAAACCAAATTTAGATGCTCCTTTTGTAGCATATTTTTTTAGTGCGACTTTTGCTGCTGCTTTTGGTCTTAAAAGACTTTTAATTGGTTTTAATCTACTTTTTACACCTTTAAATTTTCCTCTGGTAAGTCTACCTAAAATTTTAGATAAGACTCTATTAGTAATGTTACCGCCACCACCACTAGATGATTCACTTTTGTTATCAGATAATTTTAGAGTATCCGATAGGTCATTACTTTTTTCTAACTCTAACTCTTTCCTCTTTACCTTATTATCTTCGGAAATTTCTTCTTGTAATTCACGATTAGCAGTAAAGTGATCTAGTAGTTGATCAAATTTAGCGCCAAGCATTAAATTTTGATCATATATTAACTGATGAGATTGCACTAAGTTTGAATTTAATGCACTTACTTCATTTTTAAGTTGTTTTACGGAAAACTCAACTACGTTAAGTTTTTGCTCAACAGTAGATCCTAAAATTTTACCTGCAAGTTCTCTTGTTTTTATATCCTTTACTGGAAAACTATCATCAGGTTCTTCCATTTCAGCCTGTGCTTTCGCTACAGGTCCCTTCTTTTCTTTTCTAGCAGCATCCAGCACCTTCTTAGCAATAGTCCCTGCAAGGGCACTAGTAAGATCACCACTGTATGTTTGCTGCAAATTTGCCATTACCTGTTAGCTGCTGCTTCTTGTTTTTGCTTAACTTCATCAAGGTATTGCATTAGAAAGGTAGTATAAACTTCCCTCTCCCAAGGCATCATATTTTCAATCTCAGTCAAAGAGTATTTATGATACTGCATCAAAGCAAAGTTCATTCTATAATACCCCTCCAGATTATTCTGAAAGAGTGCTATGCGAAAAAATTGGATAATCCCTCAATTGTAAACGTGGACTCAATACCAGTATTAGGATTAGTCACCGTAAAAGTATGACTTAACTTAGGTGCAGTTGCATAGAATTCTTGAATTTTTTCAAATTGCTTCGTGGTCAAATTATCAACAAATTCACGAAACTCTTTCTTTGATGTAGTAGAAGAATCATACACATCTTCACCTTGAAAAATTTGATCAATTGAATTAGCAATAAAATCGTAAACTTCTTGAGTTTGCATTTCTTTGCGTAAAAATTCGCGATCAACGAATTCTTTCATACTAGGGTAGTTCATAATAATACCTGAAGCTTCGTCAAACATGATTTTCTTATCATGTCCTTCGGGTTTGATAACTTCAACTTCATCAATATTGATTTCCGTTTCTACGGTAGTTTCGTTATCATCTTGACACGTTACCGTAAGAGTTAGAGATTCTCCGATAGAAGCTGCTCTAATTTTTAAAAATAAGTATTCAAGGTCAAAACTAGGAAGTAAATCAACCTTAATACGTGAAATAACGCAATTTTTGATTAAATCCTTAACTGCGCTAGTAATTTGCTTTTCGTCTTGTGACTCCATTGCAAGTAAAAGTACTTTTTCTTCTTTTACTAAAAATGGACGATATTTTACAGATTTTCCCGTAGAAGGCAGTGCCGTCTCATAAGTAGGATAACCAAGTTTTGGCAATGCCATAATATTTACCTCAGATCATATGTATATTTATTGTGACTTTTTCAATCAAAAATTAGCGGAGAAATTTTTCCGACTTTTACAGAATTAAAATAGTTATTTTCCGTATGCTACTGTATGTCTTGAATAGTAGAAATTAACTGTAAGTCTTGAAACTTGCGAAGATCCATATGCTAGAGGAACTGTATCAATAGAATATGGATAACATTTTTCTAAAAGATATGTTACAGGAACTCTACCCCTTTCCGAATTACCATTAGGTTCCGTTTTCATAATTTTAAGTGTAGCCGCATATTGATCCAGATATTTAAGTCTGTTTATACGGTTCTCAGGCAATGGGCTAGCAGTTGTTGCCCCTTCAAATCCACTATACTCTACATTACCTTCACCAAAAATATAATTATACCAGTTGTTTATAAATTTCAATGCTGTTAAATCAGCATCCAATAAAAAACCTAAACTAATATCAGTAAAAATTCTAGTGTGGGGATAAGATACTGGACCTTCGCCAAGATTTCTACCAGATCTTTGTGACACAGCAGATTGTACATTCGGTAGTTGTGCTTCATCACACAACATTTGAATTACATTTTTATTTTCTCCCTTAAAATCATAAAATGTCGGAGAATCTTTAAAAGAAAACTCAACATCAAAATTGGTGGAGTAGGACATTCCGCCCCTAGCACCAATTTTGGTCATGAATTGATTTAAACCTTTTACTGCCACTGCTAAATATAATCGTGGGATCTTATATATTTATGGCATACTCGGGACTGTATAAACCAGTCAATCCAAAAAAGTATCGCGGAAATCCTACTCGTATTATTTACAGATCATCATGGGAACGAAAGTTCATGGTATTCTGTGATAAGAATCCCTCTATTTTAGAGTGGGGTAGTGAAGAAGTCATTATTCCATATCGTTGTCCTACTGATGGACGAGTGCATAGATATTTTCCAGATTTTTACATTAAAGTTCGCGAACAATCAGGAAAGATCACGAAATATATTATTGAAGTAAAACCCAAAAAACAAACATCACCACCGAATGACAAAAACAAGAGGACTGCTACCTATAAACGGGCTGCCCTGACGTTCATGAAGAACCGTGCCAAATGGGACGCTGCTCAGGACTTCTGTGAAGATAGGCAGATGAATTTTTTAATTCTTACAGAAGATCACTTATTCTAGGTAAAGAGCAATGGCACAAGGATTTGCAACTATACAACGTAATACTACTAACGAAACTACAGGATATACAACTCTATTTGAAAAAATAACTGAATTAACAGGCGGACAGAAGCAAAGTTTTAATTGGTATAGAAATGCTGTAAAAAAGTCGGCAATGGATTATAAAAAAGATCCGTCAAAGATTATAAGAGATGAAAGAATAGATAATAGAGGTAAGGAAGAAGAAACGGATGAAAATATCCTTAGAGCATATGCAGTCTCTGGTCACCTTTATATGTTTGAATACAAAGCAAAAACAAAATGGTTGCCATATTATGACACGTTTCCGTTAGTTTATGTGATGAAAGCATCACCCGATGAATTTTGGGGTGTCAACTTACATTATATGGCACCAAAGAAACGTATAATGGTTATTAAAAAGTTAATGGAAGGAAGAATTGATGTTCCTAAGCGATGCTTCCATAAATACTTAACCAGTCAAGTAGATGGTATGATGCTTGACCTTGCAGCAGCAGAATGGGACACTGCAATACTACTTCCTATTGAAAACTTTGTTCGTAATGTAAAAGGTAGTGCTGGTAGATTTCCATACACCAAAGAACTTGTATGGGAAGAAACAGATGATAACTACTATGATCGCATCAGAGGAAGGAGAATCATCCGTGGATATGGCAACCGTAAAGACACTGAGATGGTAAAATAGATGGCATTTCAACTAACAAAAGGCGATTACTACAAAGGTTCTGACGGTAAATACTACATTTTTAATGCCGGTAACAGGACATTTTATCCCGTTAATTGGACGCCACCAGAAAGTTATGAGGGTACAGAGGTTGATAAAGACACAAAAAAACCAATTGCCGAAAGCACAACATCCGATGAAGCAGAATTAAAACAGACAAATTCTGGTAATCTAGGTGGTAACTACACCAACTATGCACGATATCCTTCAAACAATAGTCAGGTAATATCAAAGAAAACTGATTATGTTTTATTCCAATTTGCAGACTATACACCTCCGTTTAAAAATAGTGGCGATCGTCTTCCTAGTGGTCTTGGAGAGTATAATCAATCTATAGATAGTCTAAAACCAATAGATATTCCAGTGCCGGGTGGTACAGTGTCGGGAATTATATTACCCATGCCTCAAGATTTGAGTACTGAGCAAAAACAAAATTGGAATGGTAAAAAGTTTACTAGACTAGGTGCTAGTGCTATTAGAACAGCAGGAGGAGATTTCAGCGCACTCGGAAGAAATGCCGATGATGGAGGAATTTCCGCAGCACTTGCTGCATTAAAAACTTCTGCATTAAATCGTATTCCAGGTGTTGGTGGTAATTTAAGTATAAATGATATTACAGGTTCAACTAGAGGTGTAGTTTTAAACCCCAATGCAGAACTACTATATGACTCTCCAGATTTAAGAGAGATTGGTATGGTATTTAAAATGGTTCCTCAAACAGCAGATGAAGCAAAACAAATTAAAATGATTTGTGATGCATTCCGAACTGCTTCTTTACCCAAATATGGAGCGGGAACAGAACAAAACACTACGGGTATTGGCACTGATGACAAACCAATTGCTTCTGGGGCTTCCAATTTTATTAGAGTTCCAAATCTATGTAAGTTTACTTTCATGACAGGATCAAGTTCAAATGAAAATATAGCACAATATAAAGCATGTGCAATCACTGGAGTACAAGTAAACTACACACCAGATGGAACATATGCCACATATCATGACGGAGCTCCAGTTGCAACAGAAATTACCCTTAAATTTGTAGAAACAAAACTCATATTCAGTAGCGAAATTCAATCAGGATTCTAATGTATTTTTCTCTTATTCCCGATATTAAATACGATATAAAACCAATCAGTTATCCGTTTACGGAATCTGACTACGTTACTGCAAAGAATTTCTTTCGTAGATTTAAAGTCAACAAAGATCTATTTGATTATAGTACATATTATACAAAGTATACAATAACAGACAGTGATAGATTAGATACTATATCCAATGATTTTTATGGTGATACTAGTTATGATTGGGTAATTGTATTAACAAATAATTTAGTCAATCCATTATTTTCCACCCCTGTATCAACTACTGTTCTACAAAAATATACTGAAGATAAGTATGGAGATGAAGCATACTCAGGTACTCATCACTATGTAACATTTGAAGTTCCATCAGGTCAAACGATTGATGGGATTGCAGTTAATGCACTAGAAGAGGGAATTGTTGTTGATAAAACGTTTTACGATGCCCCATTTGAATATTGGAATGGATCGCAGTTAATAACTATTCCAGGAAATACTGTTTGTAGGGAAGTATCTAACTACGAATATGAAAATGATGAAAATGAAAAGAAAAGAGAAATTTTTATGCTAAGACCAGCATACTTTACTAGATTTGTAGAAGAATTTAAATCTGCAAACAAATATGCAGAGTCTTCAGACTTCATAACAGAGAAACTAAAAAAGGTCGCAGTTTAACGCGACCTTTTGAGTAAAAAATATGCAGGGAAAATTTTCCCAGTTTTATCGTTTTGAAAAACCCATTTTGTAGCAAGCAGATGTTGCTAGTTTTGGATTCTTTTTCAATACTCTGTGAGCATGACCATGCACATCTGTTTCTAAAGTAAGGTGTGCTTTAGTATGAACAACCTGAATCACTATCAACATTCCAATGAACGTAAGGTTCAAGTAAGTAACTGGATGATTCAGACCTTTCACAAGAAACTTAATCACTTTATTCACTTAATGAACTTGTCCATACGAAGTTTGACATAATACATTCCGATGACCCATACGGAGAAGAGGAACCCCTCCCCGTAGGACATGGA